TGCATATACTTCTTTGCAGTGTCGGGAACCCGTTCGCCACCCTCATCCAGACGAGTGATGCCAGGGTTGTAATAATTGCCGCTGAGCGCCACGCCCTGTACGGGATTGGCATACCAGAAGCACTTCTCGTTCTTGTCGTAATCGTCGCCCATCGCCCGCATACGGATGGATTGAACGCGCTGCGCGGTGGAATTGACGATGCTTCCCGACCCGCCGAAGTTGATTGTCGGCGAAGAGAAGCGGCCCGGATAATTGGCAATGTTTACGCCGCCAAAGGTGCCGATGTTTCCGTTCTGAATCCAGTAATCCTTGCCGTAAACGCTGCACCCGGCAGCACCTGTGGCGCCCTGAATCACCAGAATGTCGCCCAGCGCCAGGGTTCCATTGCCGAGGGTTGCACTCAGGTCGGTTGTCGTGTAAATCGCCTGTGCCACAGGGTCAACAAAACTGATCACGAATGACCCTTTGTTGGTTCCGGCCACGGCTGAAAATACCTGCACGGTCTGCTGGTCAACAAAGCTCGCAGCCGTGTTCAGGCCAACAATTGCCGACTTCTGCGGGCCAGTAGAACCAATAACGATGGAAGCTGTCAAGGGAACTTGGTCGATAGTACCACTGCCATCGCGGTTTAGAACCGACTCCACGCCGTTATCGAAGGCCAGAAGCGACTTGTCCATCTCCTCGCGGGAGAACTTGACCAGGCCGCGCTCTTTGCCGTCGGTTGCATATTGAGACAGGTTGGAGATTTCGCAGACGTTGACGAAGCGGATTGGGCTGGCGCACATCGAAACGAACTGCGAACCGCTGCCGCGTCCCCATGCCGGGACGTAAGGAGCACTCGAAGTATCGCCACCGAAAGGCGCCGAAGTCCCAAGGCCGAATTGCTGAATAGGCGCTCCGCCTTGTACGCGGGTGCCGGCCCAGAACGGAGCGCGCGGGGTGCCACCGCGGTTAGTCTGGAAACTGCACTGAATCTTTTTGCCGCCTTTTTCAAGACGGGTCTGGAGTTTGTCGAAGTGCGCCTGGAGGTCTGGAATTTCCTCTACAAACGATTCGAGTTCGATTGCTTCGGTTGCAAGTTCTGTGGATAGAACACCATAAGCCATTGGAATCCCTCTGAAATGAAGTCAGGCCGTGCTTTCGCACCCCTGCTGCGTGTCTCATTCATCAGGATTCGTGGGCGGCTATCTTCTCAAGCCTTAATTTATTGACCGGCCATCCCGGTCACGAACCTTTTACTACCAAAAATCATAGCACAGGCTGTCAAGCCCGCACCTGTACCACCTTTCCATTCAACAGCGGAAAAATCTTCGCATGAATCTGGTCAAGCGTCCGGTTCTTGTGATCGATCTGACTATCAGCCGGTCGCACGGTCACAAATTGAATTCCTTTCGCCGGTGGAACGCCCTTGCCGTTACTATTTTGGTTCACTGTCGCGTTATTGCGCGGTTTGCCGTTCAAAAAAGGCTTGTAGCGTTCGTTCACCAGCGCATCCATCACCGTTTTCGAGTGCTTATCGAAGTTGACCTTCGCATAGTTCAGCACCGTAGCCGGATCGGGATTCCGCATTCCGCGATACCGCTTGATCTGACTAATATAGGCCGCTTCTTTAGCTGCGGTTGCCGCTACGCGCTTGGAAAACTCCATCTTGAGCGCATTAGTGGTCATGGTATCGAGATTGAGGCGTTTCGCGTAAGGCTGGAAGAGTTTCGTGAACTCTGCTGCCGCATGAGCATCGAGTTTAGGCGAAATATTGGCGTTCCAGTGATGCTCCTGCTGCTCTTTGCGCCAGGCTTCCTCTTCGGTCGGAGCTGTGCGCTTCCCGGCGCTATCCACAGACTTTGCCGCTCCATTCTGCGGCATCTGTTTAGCTTTATCGGCTTGCGCATTCAGCCAGCGGCCCATATTTCCAGCCAGCGCAACCACTTTCCGCTGCTGATCGGCTGCCCATGCCGTCTTTTGCTCGCTCGTCAGCCATGAAGGAGGCGCTTCATTCAGCACATCGACCAATCCATTAAAATTGCTCACCAGCTCGGACTGCTCAAGAGCTTTCACGAAATGGGGCAGCACTGCGGCGGCATAGGCCTCCGAGTCAGACTGTTCAACGCGCTCAAGAATGGCCGGAGCGAGCTTCGCCAAACCCCCATTGAAGCTATCGTCAAGCGATTCAAGAGCTTTTGGGTCTCCCTGCGCCAAAAGTTCATCGATCTCGGCGTATTCCCGAACCGTATCCTGCAAGGCCGCGATAGCTTCGGCACCCTTCAGTTCGCCGCGCTCCGGGTCGGTATGAATAACCGAATCAACGAGTGCCTTCATCCCCCGCGCTTCGTCCAGGCCGCCCTGAAATTCCTTCTTGAAGGCGAATTGCTGCCCGAACACATCCTTGAGAGCGCGCGCAAACTTTGCGTTCGCGGGGTCGGCATCGCGCTGCGCTTTCAGCCACTGCGATAATTCACGCGCCGATTTCGACTCAAAAGGATCGTATTCCTCATGAGTCGTAACCTGTTCTGTTTGTTGAGATTCGCCACTGGTACTTTCTACCGGCTGCTCGACTTCCATTACCATGCCTTCATCTGCCATGTCTCAGTCTCCTTTGAAACCGCCGCTAGTTGAGCGGCTTGCCTACCACGCTTACCTTTTGCTTCACAGGAACGCCCTGCGCGTCCACGCCCTCTTTTTCCTGCGTGATTTCATGTGTCTGGTCCTGCTCCTGAAGCGCATACGGAGGTACCTGCAAGCCCATTGCCTCAAACATTTCTGCCTGCGCCTGCGGCGGGAACTTTGACGGGTCAATGCTTACGCTGCCCTTGAACTCCATCTCCTTAGGCGGCTGCAACTGTTTGAGCATCGCCATATGTTCCTGCCAGTGGAGTTTCAGGTTCTGCCAGATGGTATTCTGCTCCTCATCGCCGTGCTTTAGCTTACGTCCTGTCGGACTGGTGAGCATCCCCAGCGTAATGGCCGCATGAATCATATGATTTTCGCTATTGTCCTGTGCCACAGGCACAGTCGAAACCAGCGGAGGCAGACTCTTTAACATCTGCTGCATCTGCATAATAGCCTGTTCTCCCTCAGGCGGCATGTCAGGCCCAACAGTCTGAAGAGCCTGTTTTAATGTCTCGGCAATTTTTGCAACTTTAGGATTCGGGATTGGTCCCGAGCGCATCAGAATCTCGAACTCTCCCTGCTGCGCTTCCACCTGGTCGGCATTGGGGATGTTCAAATCCTTGAGAGACGGGAAGCGGGAGAACACGGCCAGATTGCGTGGATCCATCATAATCTGCTGGTAGAGAGCCACGTTCTGACTCTGCTCCAACAACTGCGCCATCTCCTCTTCCTGCTCGGCCATTGTCTGCGGGATTTCAAGCGATTCCGGCTGCACCAGCACATTTCCCTGCAACTTCGACAGCTCGATCTTGAGTTTCTTCTGTCCCGGCAACGATGCTGAAAAGTCCGCAATCCTATTCTCGGCCGCCGATTCAACGGCCTGCTGCGAAATCGCGCATATTCCCTCGCATAAGGCTCCCCACGGAATCGAGAACACCTGCAATGCCTGGTCCCGCTTCAGTCTTGTGGTCTTAAAGACGCCCTGATCGCTTTCTCCATCGGCTTCACCAAACGCTGCCGGCGAGCCGCCGTCCATCGCTTCGGGACCGCCCTGAATCAGCCATTGCACAAACTGGAAGATTGAATCATTAGGCCGGGGAACATTCTCAACCGCTGTCAGATCGCTTATCTTGGTTCCCGGCGGCAATGCTTCCATCGCCACCGCCGTAACCTTTGCCGGATCGTTCTGCTGCGTATTAATAGCCTGCGTATCAATGTATGGTTCGCCAGCATAACGCCGCGCAATCGCGTTGCGGTGATAACGGTCGATAAGCGAGAAATTGGCATTCAAGACCTTCTGCAACGGAAGATAGTTGGTAAGCAACGCTTCCCGGTTCTGACCGTCCCCAGGACCAGGATGGATAATCTTCACATGCTTCGACATGCGGGCATTTCTACAAAAAGCCATATTCCCGCCCGCGTGCCATACTTCCAGCCCATCAGGGAAAGTCTCGTTGAACACGTCCCTGATTTCATCATCCTCAATCCCCTCATACTCGCTGGGACGGTAGAAGGTCACGCTTTCCGTCGAATCGTTCTTGTATGCCTCGCCGCTCGAACTCGACGCCTGCACCGCTAGCCGCACGTTGATACGAGCCAGCCGGTCGATCTGATCCATGCCGCCCACGTTTCCGCCGGCGGCTATCTTGTCTCTGATCCACGGGTATTGCGCCTTGAGTTTGTTGACCGAAACCTCATGCTGATAGCGCACCCAGCCCATTTCTTCCTCTTCATCAGCCATAAGCGGAACTTTCCACTCCAGTTTGCCGCCGACAAACGTTACCTCACGACGAGCTGGCTGCTCAGAATCCATACCAGCGCTGTCGTCAGTATCGCCAGTCCCACCCAGGGAAGAATCACTGGAATCCATCTCAGTTTCAGGCGTAACGCCTTCGCTCTCCGGCTCTCCATAAACGGCCTCCTTCCGGTTCGGCAACTCCGTTCCCCAGCGCGTCTGATCGGCAACCGTATAGGTCAGCATCCCAGCCCGGCCATCGGTGCAGAACAGCCCAGCCAACTTTACGACCACCGCTTTCAGATTCGCCTGGTGCAGGAAGACTTTCAGATATTTCTCCGCCTGTTCTGACGTCGCCTGATCCATCGGATCATCGTCGTCAATCGGCGCAATGATTGTACCTGGAACATCGCGGCTCAGTAATGCAGTAATCTTTTTGTGGCGAGTTCCGAAAACATTACAACTAAACAACTTCATCGCATTGCCAGCCGCCATGACGCTGGCCGCTCCGCTGGTGCCGCTCGAACCTCCAAACATCCCCCAACCCTTCCAGCCAACATTCAGGAACTGGTAATTACGCCTGAACAGCCGCATCTCCCACGCCTGCAATACTTCCCAGATGCGCGCCGCGGCATCGCACTTGTTCACGTTCTGGGTCATTTGCTCGATGGCAGAGATATATTCGCCCATCTCATCAGGACCGTAAATCGGCTCCGGCGAACACATCCACGGCGTTATCTTGCCGGGAACATAGCCTTCGGGAAATTGTAGGGGTTTAAGACGAGGGGTTGCTTCTGTTGATTCTTCCTGCTCGGTGTCGGGAGGGTTCAGGGTCGTGTCAGGCATTTGCGCAGTTCTCGCGGTATTCGTCAGTCACCGGCTTCTGGCGCTCAAAGTCCATGCTTTTCAATCCCCGGCGTTTTATTACCAATGTGATAGCCAAGAATCAAAGCGCGATTGTACTCGCAATCCGTGATTCTGCTGCTCCCAGAAAAGAAGTCAGTTTGGAGATGCAACATCAGCATCGGATCATCAGGAACTTTATCGAGTCCTGCTCGTTGTTCTACTTTCTTGAAGTCCATCTATCCCCCATGATGCATCGATTTGAACCCTTTGGCTGATGCTTTCCTCCGCCGAAGCAATGGACTGTCCCCCGGCTTTGGTGTTAATTGCGAGGCGCTGAGCTTTTCCCCTTCAGGAACATGCAGCATCGCATGAAGCGCACCCGGCTTCTCCTCAAAACTTCCCTTTTTGCCTAAATTCACTGTCTTGGTGTGCATAGGAAGGTTATGCTCTCCTTTCGATGCCTGATCCCATTCATCAACAGACACCCCCTGGCGCTCCAACTGGCGCCGGTGGGCGTGGAAATAGCCCTGCTGCGCTCGGCTGACGTAGGGCATTACTTCTCTGCTTCCCAGCCCTCGTCCCCGTCCGGTTCGCCATGCTCCTCAGCCGCGGCACCGGCCAGTTTCTTCGCGTGTTCGTGCGCTTTGGCCGCGCTTTCGTGATCGGACTCGTGATGATGGCCGTCGGGATGCTCGCTGGTCACATGATGAACGCCCATTTCATGCTCATGCTGAAGATGAACCTCGGTCGCCGGCCCATGCTGCTCGGCCAACGCTGCGCCGTCTTCCGGCTCTCCGCCCATCTCGTTCTCCGGCTCAGCTACCGCCATCGGCGCTTTCGCCATCGGTTTCTTTGCGGGCGCTCCGCCCTTGCCAATCGGATAATTGAACATCAGTTCTCCTCTTTCGGTGGATTTTCAATCAAACTCTGCATCGCAATCGTCTGCACAGTGTCCCAGTCCAGCACCGGCACTGAAAAACCCTTCGGCTGTGCCCCAATATGCTCATTGATCATGCGCTGCTCGACCCGGTTCAGCATCCCCATCATCGCCTTATGCCGGTCCTGTTCGCGCTGCTCAAGCGCATTAAGCATCGCCGCAGTCGGCAGCAGGTCAAGGCTCATCATACGCCATACCCACGCCCGGACTTTCGCGGTCATGCTCATTGCGTACATAATAAACCCTATTCCCAGTATTGCAAGGGCTGTTTTTGCTTCTCCCGGCGCTCCGTCTCCCTCAACCTCATAAAATGCGCCTCTATCGGATCTCTACGCTCCACTTCCGCAATCTGCTCCGCAAGCGCCACATCCGCCGGTTTAGCCGCTAGGTTCAGCATATCCTGCAACCCATACCGCAGTTCGTCACCCACGTCGTCATACAAGTGATCGGTCTTGAGAATATCCTCGCCGCCGTCCTCGCTATCGTACTCCAGCGCAGGTATCGCGTCTAGCGCCTCGGGGCATTGCTCAGAGAAAAACCAGGCGTCATTCTGGATCAACTGGTACATAAACCGCCAGCCTACAACCCTTGACCCCGGTTGCATGTTCGCCTTGCGCGGTGCCGGGAACTGCTTGCCACTGTCAGCGCCTCTCGCCAGCAGTTGCGCCGCAGTATTCTGGCTGGTCTTCTCCCCAAACGCATCGCTGGACAGTATCCACGCCTTCATGGTCTCGCCCATGCTCAGCCGGCGAATGTCGGCGCCCAACTGCTGCTCACTACGCCCCGTATCAGACAGCGAAAGCACATATTCCCTATACGTGAATACGCATCGGTGCGGCGTATTCCAGTCCCTTCCCAGTAGGTGCGCATCCTGCGGCAGCACGTTGCCAACCGTATGCCAATGCACGGGACTGTGATGCTTGAATCCCCAATCCTGCGACAGCCAGCGATTCCACCACGGTTTGACAATCTGCGCTATCACCGCCGGATGTACCTTGCGCTGGTCACGCTCGAAGTTGGTAAAGTATTGCCCCTCAGGTATCTTCCAGTCGCCCTCAAGCAGCGCCTTGCGCTTCTTCTCCGGCAAGCCCATCAAAGATTCGCGGTAAACGGATCCAAGATAAGGGTTATCGTCCAGCAGCGCGGGAACGTAATGGAACTCATGCTTCAGGTGATCCAGCTCTTTCGGAAACTTGCGGTCAATCCATAGCGCCTTGATCCATTGCAACCCTTTACCAGTTGGGTTCGTCCCTGATAAAAAACATGGGCGGTCAACGCCCGGGGTGCGCAAGCGGAACAAAACCAGGTCTTCAAACACGTCCCGCTTGTTCTCGGTTAGCTCCTCGATCGCAATGTCGCAGAACTCGGCAGACTTGTAAGACATGGGATCTGATAGGTTGCGCAGCGCAATGCGGCCTCCTCCAAATTCAGGCCGTACAAAGAAGCACAAACCCTCTTTTTCGGTGCGTTTCGTAACTCCCAGCCATGATGGAAACTCACGTTCAATCTTGCTTATTTGGCGATCCTGCAGGGTTGGATAATCAACGCTGAACAGGCCTACCATTAGGCCCGTGATGCCTGTTTTCTCATATCGCCTGATCAGTTGGCGTAAACACCACCAGCGCAATAGATATGACTTTCCTCCGCCGGCAGCTCCACCGTAGAGAACGAATCTGTATTGATCAGTGGCCTCAATACATGCGCGCTGCTTATCCGTGGGCGAGATCAGCGCAGAGAGCCGTACATCTTCAAATGTCGCTGACGACACGTTTAACGCTCACTTCGCCTGTTAAATCGAGCTGCTGTTTATCTCCGTACTTCTTGGGCTGGAGTTTACCAAGCAGCCATTTGCGCGTTTCAATCTGGAGTTTGCTGCGCTCAACTTGATCGAGAATAACGACCTCTTCGGAACCATCAGCCTTGATCGTGCGTTTCTGGCAAATGCGATCCTTATCTGCGAGCGGAACTAATTGATCAGCAAGCATTTGATGCTGTAAATCGCGCGCGTGCGCATATTTCTGACTAAACTCTTCAGATTGAATCAAATGACGATAAACTGAGCGCGCTTCAGGAAAGCCGTCGCTTTCCGCGCAAATATCATCTAAACCTTTGATGTTGCCAGCGATTGCAGCGCAGATTGCGTCTTCAAGTTCAGGTGTCCAATTGATCGAAGGTGCACCGCGTTTCGCCATGCTTCAGATTGTAACGCAGATTCTGTGCCAGAACTGCGAGAATCTTCCGCGCACTGGCCAATGATAGCCGCATGAATAGCATTTTCTTTCGACTGGATCGTAGATATCAGCATTGCCACATTGCGGGCAGGTACCAGGCAGATGTTGTGTGAATGGGCAAATTGGATCACGTTCCCTGGAGCGATGATTTCCACAGTTTGTCTCCTACTGGTAACGTTTGCGCGCGTTACGGGCAAAATCTAGCATTTTCAGCGTTGGCTGTCAACTCGCATTTTCGCGAGGCGCTTTTTTCGCTGCTGTTTGGCTTTAGCTAATTCTTGTTGTTTCAGTGATTTGGCTACTAAATCGGTCACTATTTCGATGCGACGCATCAGATGCGCTTTGCGAGAGATCATGCTTCCAGTCTACCAGCACAACGCGGCACCCCTGCGCTTCAAATATCGGAATCACCGGCGCTAGCCTGATCGTGGTCACGAGTTGGAGATTATCTCGCATCTGTGGCTATTCTGCCACAGTTTTTCTGATTTAGCTAGTTAAAAGCGAAGATAGGGAGCATATTGTGTTAAATTATCAGTGGTTTAGAAGAAAAGTGTTGACAAGTTGTATGGAGTTGGATAAAGTTGATTGTGTTGGATGCAGTAACGCGCTGGGAGGCGCAAAGCAATGAAAACGACCCTCCCCGGCCTGCTGCTGTTCGCGCTGGCAATCGCGGCCGCGCTGGCCCTTCACCTGTAAACGAATCGAGGCACGATAAGAAAGGAACTTATGATTGAAATCAAAAACTTTTACGACGCGGTGATTTAC